TCAAGCCGAACGGTGGCCAGTCGGCGCGGGATGCACTGGACCGCATCGAGGGCAAGATCGACCAGGTGGAGCACAAGGTCGATGATCACATTTCGTGGCACATGAACCAGAAAGGTTGAACATGGAATGGTTTACGCCCGATCGTCGCCGATGGCTCTACGGCATTTCGATGGCGCTCGGCCCACTGCTGATCTTCTACGGCGTTGTTGAGAACACCTCTTGGCCGCTGTGGGTCGCGGTCATCCAAGCGATCTTCATACCAGCCATGGCGCTCAACTTCGTCCCGGAGGCTCCCGATGTCGAGCGCTAACTACTCGCTGAACAGCTGGCCCGCGCCACCGCCGAAACTGAAGACCTTTCAGGTTCCGGGCGCGAACCGCAGATTGACCTGCGATGCCGATGCTGGCCGCATCCTCGTCGCACTCGCAGCCGACTATCACGCGACCGTTAGAGCCATCGACGTCGGCCAGGTCGATGACGGCGGATACAACTACCGACCAGCTGCCGGCAATACGCGACGGCTCAGCAATCACGCATCCGGCACCGCCATCGACCTGAACTGGCGCGAAGAGGGTGCGCAGGGTTCCGCGTTGGGTGCGAAGTTCTTCGCTGCCGCCAAGAACCGGCTGGCCGTCGAAGCGCTCAAGCGCCGCTATGGCAGATGGGTGCAATGGGGCGGCGATTGGCGCGCCAAGGACTATATGCACTGGGAGATCAAGCCGGGCGTGACGCGTGCGCAAGTCTTGGCCGCATGCGACACGTTGAATATTGACATCGAAGGACGCCGCGCCAAGTAGTCACCTCATAGAAGAAGCCCCCGAGAGCATCCATTGCTCTCGGGGGCTTCTTTGTCGTCTCTACCCCTTGAACCCTTCGACCTCGACCCGCAGACCCAACTCTTCGAAGTTGCGGCGTAGTTCCGTGAACTTCTTCAACCGAACCTGAAGCTGGGTGAATGGGACCTCGGACTTTGGCTTCACCAGCGCGAAGACGACGACCTTGCGTGCTTGCTTCTTGCTCATGTGTACCTTTCCCGACCGCACCATGCGGTCGGCACCGGCTCACTCGGATGAGTCGATACTGGCCGCACGATGCGGATAGTGGAACCTGATGTCCCCGTCAACCATCAGCGGGATCTTGGCGACCGCCGCTCGATGGAACGACGGCGGGTACGGATACATGTCCCACGCGTCATAGAAGTCGTCGTACGAGTCGTACACTTCGATGTCGACGACTTCGGACCGGATGCCGCGGATCGTCTCCCAGAGGATCTCGTACGCCGCCGCCTCGGCCCTGTCCAGGACGATCCACACGTCCTCCGGGATCTCCCGATCACCGGCCTCCCACCGCCGGATTGCGCGATCCTGGACGCCGAGCTGGTCCGCGACCCAGACCTGGGTCAGTCCCAGCGATTCGCGTCGCACCCGCATGTCCGCGGCGGAGCGGCCCCGAAGGGCCGCTCCCTCCATCAGCGGCATGACGAGCACTCCGCAACGCAACGGCCGTGGATCTCGAACGGCAGACCGTATTCGTCCTTCGGCAGCCAGTGGAGTTCCATCGCTTCAATCTCGAACCTGTCCTCGAACTCGTCGAGGAACTCGGTCCGATCCTTGAACCTCCACGGGATCCCGCTGTTGACGAACACCATGACCGAGCCCTCGGACTCCTCGTATGCATCTGCGATCTTGTGCATTAGTGCTCCCCTTCATGTTGGCAGTCTCTTCAGCGCAGGAATGCCAATCCTGCGGACCGGGCCGGAGCCCGGTTTCGACTTATGCAACGCTGCAATTTCGGGTCATGCAACGCTACGGTTTCGGCTCATGCGATCCTGCGATTGAACTCATCCATGCAGCCCTTGAAGTCCCCTATCCAGGACAGTCGGCCGTCAACTGCCAGGAAGCCCTCGCGGCCGTTGAAGTAGAGAGTGAAGAACTGGAAGCCGTCGGTGCCGTGCGCCATCTCGATCGCGCCCTTCATCCACTTCTGGTTGCTGCGGTTGACCTGGCGGCCGGTCAGATCCTTCGCACAGTCGAAGCCGACCGAAGAGCCATCCGAAAGGATGGCGATCCAGCGCAGGCCCTCGCGGCTGCAGTGCTGGCAGATGCCCTGGCCCTCGCGGTCCTCGATCTTGGTGATCGTCAGCTTGTTCATCTCTGTCCCCTTTCCGGGTCCGGCGGCCCTGGTGGCCTTCCGATGCACTAAGTATGGACCTGCAATAGGTCCATGTCAAGCCAGAATGGAGAATTTCCCAAAGAAATTTCCGCGCCAAATACAGGCCCGCAGAGCCTGCGACGTTCGCCTGCCTGCCAGGACTCGACGAGGGAGCCATTCGCCCGCAAATACGGGCTCAGATCGCCTCGGCGCGCCATCCTTGACGGACCTCTGGACCAGGATGTATGTTCCTTCCGGGTCGAGAGACCCCGGCTTGAGGAGGCCATTATGAGTACCTGCATCCCCCTGCACGCCCAGCCGCCGGCTGTGCCTCCTCGCCGCGGCTGGGCTTCTGCTTGACCAGGTCGACGTCGGTAGGGGAAGCCTGCGTCGGCCTGGTCAAGATCCGAGCGTCCTCGGCGCTCAATAACTGAATACCGAAGGCCGGCCTGGCCCTCGCCCCCGCGGGGGCCAGGCCTCAACCCGAAGGGATCAGACATGCAAACCATCAACCCATCCGACACTCGCCGCGCGCAGCTGCGGGAGGTCAACATCGCGATCCGGCTCTGCGAGGCGCTCGACCAGGGTCTGCCGATCGACGACCTGCTGGACGAGTACCGCGCGACCCGCTCGCGGCTGGCCGAGGCGGTGAAGGCATGAGCGACTTCGCCTTCGGCGTCAGGTTCGGCGTCCTCGTCCTCATCGGCACCGTGGCCATCGTTCGCGTATTGCGAGCCGCAGCCGACGACCGACTCCGTGAGAAGCGGTACGCCGACGAGTGGGTGCGCCGCCACCGTGAGAGCAGGCAGCGATGATCGAGTCGATCGTCCTGGCTGGTGCGCTGCTGGCCGGACCGGCCACGGCTGGCACCGCCGTCATCGAGCAGGCCCAGGCGGCCGCCTCAGCGATTCCGAAGGTCTGGAGGCCGTTCGCCGACTGCGTCGCCAAGCGCGAGAGCAACGGCAATCCTCGCGCGCGTAATCCGGTGTCGAGTGCCCAAGGAAAATGGCAGTTCCTCGATGGACCATGGCGAGTCCACGGCGGCATCGAGTGGATCGTGCTGCGGCAGTTGAAGAAGCAAGGCGTGTCGTGGCCGGTCCGGGAGCGGATCTACCAACGGCTGAGCAGCACCCGCATTCAACTGTGGCCGGAGTGGGCGCAGGATGCGGCCTTCGTCGGCGTCATCACCGAGCGGCGCACCGGCTGGCGGCACTGGTCCTTGCCGGGTCACCGCTGCCAGTCGCTGCTCCCGGCGGTGGCCGCATGAGCCTGGACAAGCCGCTCGGCGAACACACGGCGGAGGAATGCCTGGCGCAGATCGTCAAGCGCGTCGACAGGGACACCGAGGTCGGCAAGGACATCGACATGCTTGCCGGCCAGATGGCGATCCTGGAAATGAACGCGACCACCCGGTGGCAGAGGGCCGACGAGTCAGCCGACTACTGGCAGCGCCACCACGCCCTAGCTGCCGCATGGATACGGCACCTGCTGGCCGAGCACAAGGGACGCAAGACGCTGCCCTATGAGGCAGTTGAGCAGGTCTACCGGGAGCACCTGCGATGAAGCACGGCACCTGGTACTCGTACTCCACCAACAAGTGTCGCTGCCAGGTCTGCCGCGACGGCGGGCGCATCCGTGCCAAGCAGTACCGGCTGGACAAGATCCGCGGAGTGGTTCACCTGGTCGACGCGCAGCCGCTGCGCGATCACGTCGAGCTGCTGCGCGCCTCGGGCATGTCGTTCCGTGCCATTGCCCTCGCGTGCGGGTGGTCGAGCCGCAACGCGCTCGCTGACGCCTTGAGAAGGCCGAGGGTCCGGCCAGCGACCATGGAGCGCGTCCTTGCGGTGAGGCCGATCACCGACCAGCGCGGCGACCGTTACGTCGACGCCACCGGCAGCAGGCGTCGACTGCAGGCACTGTCCTACCTGGGACACCCGGCCCGCGTCATCGCCACGGAGCTGGGCCGTCTGAACCGCAAGACCTATCTGCACATCCAGAGCGGCCGGAACCGGACCATCCGCGCACGGACCGCTGACGACATCCGGCGGCTGTACGACCGGCTCTGGCAGGTCGACGGCATCTCGGAGCGGACCAGGCAGTACGCCCGGCGGATGGGATACGTCCCGCCGTTGGCGTGGGACGACGACACCATCGACGACCCCGCTGCCAAGCCCGCGGAATGGCAGCGCACCGGCCGGCAGTCCCTCGTCGCGGAGGACCTGGCTGAGTTGCTGGACATGGGCGAGACGGTCGCCGCCATAGCAGCCAGGTTCAACGTCAGTTCTGACGCGGTGAATAAGGCAATGTCGCGATACCGCAATCGCCAGGAGGCCTCGTGAACGGCAACCAGCCGTGATGTATCGGTGTCGCACGTCGAGGCAGTGCAAGGAATGCCACCTTGAGCGAGTCCGACAAAGACGGGCGAAGGTCGGTCAGGCAGGCGCCGTGGCGGTGAAGCCGTGAAGGCCTGGAGATGCGCAATCTGCAAGGCCAGCGGGCAGGCAAGTGACGCGCGCCAGGCCGAGAAGGACATGGTCGCGCACTGGCGCGAATACCACTTGAACATCAGGAAGGAGCGGGATGCCGATCATGCTGCCGACGCCGGCTGAGTTCTCCGACCTGCCGCTGCAGACCCGCCGCCGCGTCCTGTCCGGGGCGATGCAGGTCCTGCAGGACTACGGCCATCCTGTGCGGCCCGTGCCGATGGCGCATCCGAGCCAGAAGCGTGGCTTGCGGTGGAGCCAGCAGGACGGCGAGGCGGTCCGACGCGAGGCAGAGCGCATCTACCTCGCGACCCCGCCGGATCCTCACTGGCGCGAGCACCAGGCGGCGATCTCATGATCAAGCGGGACCGGGTGAAGCAGGCGCATGAGGCGCTACGGCAGCAGCTGGAGTCGCAGGACCCGAGCGGTGACCTGCTTGAGGTCGCGATCTGCTTCGGCGAGGCCGGGGTCGTGCTGAACTCATGCCACTTGTTCAACACGGCCGAGGTCAATGCGTACATCGAGGCCTGGCAGCAGTGGATGCCGGAATGAGCCGTAAGCAGCGCGGGTACGACTCGCAGCGCATCGTCGCCGACTACCTGAAGGCCAACGGCTGGCCGTATGCGGAGCCCGTCGGCGCAGGCCGCCCAGGCTCCGACGTCACCGGCGTCGTCGGGGTCGACATCGAGGTGAAGGCACGCCGGGACTTGGACCTCACCGGGACGCTGCGGCAAATACAGGCCCGGTTGCGTGAGGACGGCATCGGCGTGGCCGTGATCCGTCCCGACGGGTACGGCCCCGCCAAGGTCGCTGAATGGCCCGCCGTGATGCCGCTGCGGGTCCTGGTCCAACTGCTCAAGGAGGCTGGATATGCCTAGACCGATTGCGGCCTGCGGGACGCCAAGCGGGTACTCACGACATCGAGACCGACGTGAGCAGCCGTGCGAGTTGTGCCGCATTGCGAACTCGCGATATCAGCGCGAGAAGCGGCGGAATCCGCCGGACTTCATGCAGCCGCAGCCGCGGATCTTGACGGGTCCGATCCTGCCGCGTGCCGACTGGATGGAGCGCGCCGCCTGCCGGGACGTGAACCCGGACTGGTTCTTCAGTGAGGAATCGGAGGAGATCGAGGCGGCGTTGCGTGTGTGCAGCCGCTGCGACCTGCACCTGGAGTGCCTGCGCTACGCCATCGAGACCAACTCCGAAGGCATCTGGGGTGGGTACAAGCCGAGCGAAATCGACCGACTGCGAAAGGTGCGGACGGCATGAACGTCATCCTCCTGCCCACTGACGCCATCGACCTCATCAAGCCGGACAACTGAGAAACGGAGAAATCAGAATGAGCAACCCAGCAGTCCTCCTGGAGGACGAATACCTCGACGCCGCGATCGAGCTGCGCGGCATCGTCGAGCAGCGCAAGTTCCTTGAGGCCCGAGAGGCCGAATGCCGCGAGATCCTCGCCAAGGCCATCGCCGAGGGCGAGAAGGGCGTCGATGCGGACGGCAACGAGCTGGTGCAGGTGCGCGCCGGCTCGCTGCGCTTCGACCCCGACCAGGCCGAGCGGATCCTGCCCAAGGAGATCCTGGGCAGCGTCACCGTGCTGACGATCGACGCGAAGAAGGCCAAGGCCATCCTCGCCCCCGCGCTGTACGAGTCCTGCTGCAAGCGCACTCGCCCGTCCGTGGTCGCACTGTGACCCCGGACGCCCTGGCGTCCGAGCTGCTCGCGATGGTTCACGACGCCATCGTCGGGCAGCCACGCAGCCAGCAGAAGCGGATCGGGCCCAGCGAGGTCGGCCATCCGTGCGACCGCAGGATCGGCTACCGCCTCGCCGGCGTCGACCCCGTCAACGACCGCGGCGTCGCCTGGAAGCCGTTCGTCGGCACCGCGGTCCACGAGCTGATCGGCAACGCGATCGGAAAAGCCGAAGTCGCCCGGATGCAGGACCACGACTTCCGGCCAAGGTTCCGGGTCGAGGACCGGCTCCTCGTCGGCAGCATCGGCGGCGAGGACATTCACGGATCCTGCGACCTGTTCGACGAGCAGCACGGCGCCGTCTGGGACTGGAAGTTCACCACCCGCAACAAGATCCGCGAGGAGTACCGGCCCCACGGGCCAGGCCAGCAGTACCGGGTCCAGGCACATCTATATGGGCGCGGCTGGCAGCTCCTCGGCTACGACGTGCAAAGCGTCGGCGTCATCTTCCTCACGCGGGACGGAGAGTTCACCGATCGGCACGTCTGGCACGAGCCATACGACCAGGACGTCGCCATTGAGGCGCTTCAGCGGGCCGACAGCATCGCCTCCGCCATCGAGGCCCTCGGGCCTGACTTCACCCTGCCGACCCTGCCGACCGCGGCGGCCTACTGCCGGTTCTGCCCGTGGTTCTCGCAAGGGTCGACCGATATCCCCCGATCCTGCGCGGGTCATCCGCAGGAGCAACTGGAAGCACCGACACTCACGCAACTGATTGGAGCATGAAATGAGCGCACTAGCCGAGGCCCTCAAGGGCGGCGGGAAGTACCTCAAGTGGGAGCAGCCCGGCACCACCTACACCGGCACGATCGCCGACGTCGCCCTGCGGCAGGCACGCAAGTACGAGTCCACCGAGCTGGACTTCTGGGACGACGGCACCCCGAAGATGCAGGTCGTCCTGACCCTCGACACCGACTACCGCGACCCGGACGCGGAGGACGACGACGGCAGCAGGCAGCTGACCATCAACCTGTGGAGCGGCCAGAAGAAGGCCCTCATGGCCGCCTGCAAGGCCGCCGGAGTGTCGGAGCCAGCGGCGGGCATGACGTTCACCGCGATGCACGTCAGCGGCGTCGGGAACGCCAAGAGTCCGCGCGTGTTCGAGTACGTCCTGGCAGCCGGGCCGACCGGCGTCGCCGCGGCGCTCGCCGAGCCAGAGCAGCCCGCCCAGGCCAACACCGGCGAACTGGCCAGGCAGCTGCTCGCCGCCGGCGCGGACGTCGACACCGTCGCGAAGGCCACTGGCCTGCCGCCCACGACAGTCGCCGCCCTGGCGAACGCCGTCAAGGCCGGCTAGCGGTGAGACCGCCTAGGAGGGTAAATCGGTCAGCAAAGGATCCAAGGGACTTGCTGGTCAAGCATCTAAGGAAGCGCGTAAATGAGTTGGCCGAAGAGGGTGAGGATTCCGGCGTGCTCTGGTCAGAGTCCACCGAAGTCCTGACGCTTTTGGTCATAGCCCTATCCCTCGACGACATTGCTCATTCGGTAACGCACATGGCAAACAGCATGTTGTCGATTGATGAAAACACGCGACTTCTGCGAGATATCGCTTGTAACACAGAGACATAGCTCGCCGCCTCGCCGGGCTTACGACCCCGCCGGTTCACGACCGGAGCGAGGCACTCGAACGCACGGAAGGAAGAAGATGGACCTGCTCAACGCGGCCCTCGCCTGGCACGCCGCAGGCTTCGCCGTGCTGCCCGTCAAGGCCGACGGCAGCAAAGCCCCAGCCGTCGCCGCCTGGAAGCAGTACCAGGCGCAGCGGCCCAGCCTGGAGCAGGTCGCCGCATGGTTCACGACCGGCGCCTACGACGGCCTCGGGATCCTCACCGGCGCCGTCAGCGGCAACGCCGAGATGCTCGAACTAGAAGGCCGGGCCGTCGACGCCGGACTGTGGCAGCAGCTGCAGCAGGCCGCCCAGGACAACGGCCTCGACGCCATCCTGCAGCGCGTCGCCGACGGATACTGCGAGACCACGCCCAGCGGCGGCCTGCACCTCATCTACCGCTGCAGCGGCCCGGTCGACGGCAACGCCAAGCTCGCCCGCACCGCCGAACGGGCCGTCCTCGCCGAGACCAGAGGCGAAGGCGGATTCGTCGTCGTCGCACCCAGCGGCGGCAGGACGCACCCCACCGGCAAGGCCTGGACCGTCCAGGCCGGCACACCCGGAAGCCTCGCCATCCTTGACCCCGACGAGCGCGGCGCCCTCCTGGCCCTCGCGCGCCTCCTCGACCAGGCGCCCGCCGCCCCCATCGAGCAGCCCACCGGCGGGATCCTCGCCGGCTACGACCTTGGCCTGCGACCAGGAGACGACTACGACCAGCGCACCACCTGGCAGGAAATCCTCGAGCCCCGCGGATGGCGCCGCATCCGACCCATGGGACGCGGCCACTACTGGGCCAAGCCCGACAAGAGCGGGCCAGGCGGATCCGCCACCACCGGCCAGGCAGCCGACGGCATCGACCGGCTTTACGTCTTCTCCACGTCCACCGAGTTCGAGCCCGAACGGCCCTACACCAAGTTCGCCGCCTACGCCCTCTTGGAGCACGGCGGCGACTACCACGCCGCCGCTTCCGCCCTCGCCGCCCTCGGCTACGGCAAGCCAGCCACTCAGTCGACCAGCGGCCCCGCGACCGCGCCGGAGCACTACGCCGCTACCGCGCCCGTCATCACCGTCGTCGACATCGACCGCGACACCCTCGCCACCAGCGAGGACGGCCACTCGCAGGCCCTCATCGCCCAGCACTCGTACTGGCTGCGCTACTGCCCCCAGATGGGCCGCTGGCTGCACTGGGGCGGATCCAGGTGGGACCAGCAGCCATCCGGCGGCGGCCTCGCCCTGGAGATGGCAAAGTCCATCGCCCGCGCCTACCCCGACGATCAGCAGTGGCGCGCCCACAAGAAGCGCAGCCTCTCCCGTGCCGGCGTCACCGCCGCCCTCGGCCTCGCGCAGACCGACCACCGCATCGCCGTCCACGTCGACCAGCTCGACGCCAAGCCGTGGGAACTCAACACCCCCGGCGGGATCGTTGACCTGCGCACCGGACAACTTCGCGACCCCGACCCCGCCAGCCTGCACACCCGCTCCACCCTCGTCGCCCCCGACCCCGAAGCCGACCCGACCGCCTGGCTGGACTTCCTGAACACCACCTTCCAGGGAGATGCGGACCTCATCGCGTTCGTTCAGCGGCTCCTCGGCTACGGCTGCGTCGGGACTGTTCGCGAGGCCATCCTGCCCGTGTTCCACGGCCAAGGCGCCAACGGCAAGACCGTGCTGCTGGAGACCGTCCAGGCCGTCCTCGGCGACTACGCCACCGTCGCCCCACAGAAGTTCCTCGTCCAGGGCCCCACCCAGCACGCCACCGAGGTCGCCGCCCTCGCCGGCGCCCGCCTCGTCGTGGCATCCGAGACCAACGAAGGCGAACGGTTCGACGAGGCCAAGGTCAAGATCCTCACCGGCGGGGACCGGCTCAAGGCCCGGTTCATGCGCCAGGACGAGTTCACGTTCACCCCGTCGCACCTCCTCGTCCTGATGACCAACCACCGGCCTGAGGTCGCCTCCGGCGGTCCCGCGTTCTGGCGCCGCGTCCGAGAAGTGCCGTTCCTGCACGTCGTCCCCGAGCACCAGCGCGACCCGGAGCTGAAAGACCGGCTCGTCGAGCAGCACGGACCCGCGATCATGGCCTGGCTGGCCCAAGGCGCCGCCATGTACGCCCGCGACGGGCTGCGCGAACCAGCCGGCGTCAAGGCCGCCACCGCCGCCTACGAGAAGTCCACCGACACCGTCAGCCGGTTCGTCGACGACATGGTCATCCTCGGCGGCGGGGAAGCCGCAAAGGTCAACTACGCGCAGGTCAGGGACGCCTACGAGCAGTGGTGCCGGACCGAGGGCGAGACCCCCGTCAGCACCAAGAAGCTGACCACCGAGCTGCAGGGAAAGTTCAGGATCGGGCGGCATAAGGGCAGCAAGGGAGCCCGATTCCTCACCGGGATGACCCTCGTCGGGGCTTCCGAGGAGCAGGCAGATCTGCCACCTGCCACCCAGCACGACGCCTGGGGTGGCAGATGAGCGGCGGCAGATGTGCCACCTCCTGCCACCCGGCCACCGACGTCGCGGGTGGCAGATCAGAGCCAGAAATGAGCGGATTCACGAGGGAAAGTGGCACGGGTGGCACGTTTTTCCGACATGACTCACAAACCGCTGGGTGGCAGGTGGCAGATTTTTCAAGGTTCACACTCACGCGCGCGCGCGAGAATACAAACAGCCGGAAGCGAAAATGTGCCACCCAGCCACCCGGCCACGCCATGACCGAGTTCCCGTCCTGGCTGCGTGACGCCCTCATCACCAAGGGAGTCCTCACCCCCAGCGGGCTCAGCAGAAAATGGAAGATCCGAACCTGCCGCGGCTGTCAGGCCTGGATCCTGGCCGGCCTCGACAGCAACGTCGCCGCCCTCGAAGTCCAAGCCGATCCTGTCCAGTTGACCGTCGAAGGCGAAGCCCAGGCCCTGCTCGACAATCGGGCCACCTACGACGACGACGGCACCAGCCTGTCCAGGCGGCTGCACTGGCATGTCACCGGCAGGCCGGCCGGGCAGGAGCACCGAGTCCTGCCCCAGCACCGCTGCGGATCCACCATCCCGGCCACCTGGACGAGCTCCACCAAGCAGCCGACAACGCCAGTCACCACCGTGCAGGAGGTGCCGTTCTGATGCCCCTGTGTCCCCTCGTGCACGACCAGGACGCCGAGACCGACCGAGGCCTGGCCGTCTGCCGAGCGCACGCACGCGCCACCCAGTCCGCCGTCACGCAGCTGCCAGGCCTGCACGCGGATCTGACCTACCGGCTCATCACCACCGGCGCCAGCCTCACCGGGATGCCACACGCGCCGAGCAAAGACCCCGGCATCAGCCTCGACCATCGCGTGGTCCAGTGCCGGTCCGACATCGCCAACGTCCTGGCCACCTGGGCGCGCCACGTCGTCGAGGAGCGGCAGGTTTACCCGCCAACCGACCGCATCTACGCCATCAGCCTGTTCCTCGCAGGCCACGTCACCTGGCTGCTGTCCCAGGCCTACGGACCCGCCTTCTGCCTGGACATGACCGGACCGTGGGAGACCGCCAAGATGCTCATCCAGCCGAATGCAGGCCGCACGTTCACCGTCGGACCATGTCCCGAGTCTGACTGCACCGGCACCCTCATCGCGCGGCTACGGCCTCAGGATTCCCTCCTACCGGCCGTCGTGGTCTGCGACCATTCCCCCCTCGAAGACGACGGCACCCTGTCGCACGCCTGGACCGCTGACAAGTGGCTGACGTTGGGCCGCAAGATCCGCAGGACCGAGCCATGAGGGACCCGCTCTGCAACGCCAAGACGGATTCTCCCGAATGCCGATGCGACGAGTACGCCAGGGTCCGCCTCGACGAACGCAAGCGGCTGCGCCGCCTCGCGGAGCAGGCCTACATCCAGTCCACACCGAAGCGGCAAGGCCGCATGACCGCCGAGCAGAAGGCCAAGGTGGCCGCTGCGCATGACTTTCTGATCCTCATCACGAAGGAGATGCCATGACTCATGACCCGCTATGCCCACAACAGCCGAGGGATGACGGAGCAACGCTGACCTTGCTGGATGGCAGGCCGGTCTACTGCGCGTGCGACCTCATCGCCAAGGTGCGCCAGGACGAGCGAGAAAGGGCTGGGATTGAGCAGAAAACCCCGACAGCGAAGTACCCGTTCACGACAAGGGTGAGGCAGTCCACGCATGACCATCTCTGCCCGCAGCCAGTGCGGGAACTATCCCGGCCAGGCCTGACCGTCATCGCAGGCAGTTGCCACTGCGCGACGATCGCCAAGGTCCGCGAGGAGGAGGCCATGGCCAGGCGCGACGAACTGCTGCGCCAAGGCGAGGAGCGGATGCTGCGCTGGGCCATCAAGACCGTGGAGTCGATCGGCCAGGCCGAGACCAGCACCTTGACCCATGGCGAGTACCTGTCCCGCCGATCCGTCCTCGCCGCTCTGCGAGCACTGCAGCCATGACCCACGAAGTCGAGCGGCTGATGAACGAGCGCGGCTGGCTCACCATCCAGCAGGCCGCTCAGGCCAACCAGGTCACCACGCGGACGGTCCGCCGGTGGATCTCGGACGGCCTGGACGTCGTCCACGTCGAAGGACACGCCTACGTCCCAACCCTCGCAACACTTGCGCGCGGCACCGTCGTGTCATAGCATCGCCATATCTTGGGCACACTGCGCCCCGAGCCTCGGCCAACCGCCGGGGCTCTTTCATTTGGGAGCCCACCTTGATCCCAGTCCTCATCGTCCCCATACTTGCGCGGCCGGAGCTGCTGCAGGACATGGTGGCCAGCATCGACCACCCGGTGCGCCGCCTCGTGGTCATCGACAACGGCGACGTCGTGCGTGATCTGCAGATGCCGTCCCTCGTCCAGCAGACCTACGTCGTCCGGCTGCCCGGCAACCTCGGCGTCGCTGGGTCGTGGAATCTCGGCATCAAGGCGACCCCATTGGCGCCCTGGTGGCTCATCGCGAACTTCGATGTCACCTGGCCTGCCGGGTCGCTGCAGCAGTTCGTCGACCGGCAGCCACGCGACCGGGTCGTCCTGTCAGGCGGCGCTTGGTGCGCGTTCGCCATCGGTGAGCAGGTCATCGACGAGGTCGGCCTGTTCGATGAGGCCTACCACCCGGCCTACTTCGAGGACGACGACTACGCCAGGCGCTGCGATGCTCTCCGCGTCCACGTCGAATATTCCGGCATCCCGGTTCACCATCGGACCTCCAGCACCCTGAAGGCCGGATTCGACGACCGCAACAGCCACACGTTCACCGAGAACATGTACTACTTCCGGGACAAGGAGGCGGCCGGGAACTACTCCGAAGGCCGATGGACCCTAGCCAGGCGAAGGCGGCTGTCATGGGACTGAACATCGCCACCGTGACGTCCTGCTACAACGACTACTGGGACCTGTTCGGCACTCAATGGCTTGACACCGTGGCCGCTTGCGATCCACAACCGCTGCAAGTGATCCTCGTAACGGATGCGCCACGAGACGCACCGGACTGGGTCACGCAGATACCGTGCGACGACCGGCACATGGGCATGATGCTCAACGAAGGCGTCAAGCATGTCACGACGGAATGGGTCCACCATCACGGCATCGACGATCTCCTGGCCGAGGACGCATACACCGACGTCGAGACGGAAGCAGACGTCATCTCATTCCCGCACCTGTACGGCGGCAGCATGTCGGGGCTCGCGCAGTATCAAGGTGGCTTCGAGACGATGTGGCAGATGCGGAATAACCCGATGCTCGGCGGCTTCTTTCATCGAACTCAAGTGCTGCGCGACATCCCGTACCGCCGCTACGGCTGGTGCGACGAGGCGCACTTCTGCGAGATGAGTTACTTCCACAAGAGTTTGCACGTCACCAACCGACCCCGGTCAATCTGGATTCGGCATCCACGCGCACACTCGATCAGCAGTAACGCGGCATACCAGGATGAGGTCAACGCATTCAAGGGCCGGTTAGCGGCCGGAATAATCCAAATGGGCGTACCGGAATGACCGACTGGCTGGTCATCGGCTCCGGGTTGATCGCTAACGGCATCATGCGGATCACACCGAACGCTTTGCAGATGCGCAGACCTGACCATGACATCAGGGCGATTGACCGGGTGCCGAGCACCTCCGACGGTGTCGCCGTTATCTGCGCATCGGTCAGCGGCATCCGGCAATGCGGCCTGTTTGCTGTTCGATCACATGACATCAATGTGCGTCACACGCTCCGCGTCGCCAAGCTGCTGCACGCGAACGGCTGGAACGTCATCATGCTGTCCAGTCAGGCCGCATTAGACACGACTACGGCATACGGGCAGCAGAAAGCAGCCGTCGAGGACGCATGGACGTTCGGACCGATCCTTCGGCTGCCGAAGATCCTGCATCGTGATCATCCGATCATCTGCTCATGGAAGCATGACCTGTCATACGGTCGTCCGATCTACGCATACACCGACGCCACCATCCAGCCGATCACAGTCGCCGATGCCGTTGAAGCGATCCGATACGCAGCGAGGCTGCGGTTCGGGACGGTCGAAGCGCCAGGTGAACCGACCACCTGGTATGACCTGGCATACGAGATCATCGAGCGAATCGGATACAGCGTTGATCCCATCCGACCGCAGGAAGGTGGCGTGACCTATCCGCCGCTCGACGGCAATGCGCTGCGGCATCTCGGCTGGAAGTCGCCGACGATTGAACGCGTCATCGACAACCTCATCTAGGAGACCAACATGGACCGCGCCACCATCCGACGAATCGCCGGCGATGCCGTCAGCAACCCGACGACCGGCAACGTCGCCGAAGCACTCGACCTCATCGCCGACGCACTCGATGAAGCACTCAACCCACCGGCACGAGAGAAGCGGGTCATCGAGCCACCCGAGACCCGGTGAAGCCGTGCCTCGACTGCGGCAAGCCCGGCCAGGCCAGCCGCTGCACCGACTGCACCAGGCGCAAGGAAGCCAGCCGAACACGGCCAACCGAAGCGCGCAACAAGTTGTACAACCGGAAGCATCGAAGGCTGGCCGCCTACGTCCGCGCAACCGCGACCACCTGCTGGGTATGTGGGGGCGGGGCACGCCCCGGCGATCCATGGCAAGCCGACCACATCCAGGCAGGCGACCCCACCTCCCCCCTGGCCCCCGCCCATCGTTCATGCAACATCGCGCGATCGAACGCCAGTCGAGCCTGACCGAGTCCCCTCCCCCCGGCTTTCCGACCGGGTGGGGTCGAAACTGCGCGACCATGCGAAACGGCGAC